TCTTAGAGAACTTCTCAGTAACTTGTACTGTCTCGCCTATCACTTTGATAAGTCCTTTTACTTTGTACTCATTCATATTATAGTTGTTATTAAATTATACATACCTAGTATTATCAATCCATATATTATCAGCATCAGGATCATTGCCATTGTTTTTTCGGTCATAGCTTCTCTATTTCTTGTTTGACTTCGTTCCAATACTGTTTAAATGGATTAGGCAACATAACACTATCCATTTCTAAAATAATCTCATCAACTGCTATTAATGCACATTGTTTAGCTTCATAACTATCTAATAAAGGTACATTACTAAACTTATCAAATAACTCATCTGCTTTTTCTTTTGGTGTCATACTACCTGCTCAGTAAATGGATCTATATCATCCTCAGGAAATACTATCTCACCATACTGTACTAAAGTTAGCTCTATAGCATACTCCTGAGCTTTCTTAGCAGCGAACTTAGCACTGATGCCAGGATTGTTATGTATTAGTGCTTGCATGGCTGCAATCAAAGCAGACTCTTTGAAATGTTCTCTCATCTTATTTATTATTTAATTGATTAATATACTTAACATAGTACTCAGTGCAGTGATGCAACCGTACCTTTATCTCCTCCTCAAGCTCCAGGTCTCTAGTGAAGAGTAGAGTAGTGATTCTCTTCTCAGGAGCTATGTGATCTACCTGATGCAGTGATAAGTTCTCCCATTCATTCAGTAGTGATGGATGAGTAGAGACCATGCAATAGCATAGAGTAGCATAGTTCTTATCATATAACATCATGTAAGCTCTAAGCTGCCACTCATAATCTTTATTTATACCCTCTTCTGAGGTAGCAGGGAACGTTTCTAATGACCATGATGTCTTTATGTCTACTATTTGGTCATCTAGAACTATATCAGCCTCTCCTGTGAGCCATTCGTTGTTTAGTCTCTCAGTGTTCTTGACCATGCTAGTGAATGATACAGTATTGAGTAGAGCAATAGAATCATTCTCCTGTAGATTGCCCTTATTAATATACTTATTATTCAGCTCTACATTGTAACCGTAGAAATCCTGCTTAGCTACTGCTCTAATGTAGCTCTTAGTAGTTTCAGATAGCACCTCAGACTTAGTCCGAGATGCTGTCATTAGTTTTCCGAGTGATGATGGATGCCACTTCATATCTTTGAGTCTTGAGCTACCCCTGGCAATGCTAGTAATGCAGTTTGTAAATCAGTTAGCTCAAAGGTCTCTTTTAGCTTAGGAATAGTAAACTTACCATCCTGAATAGCTACAAGTGCCTCCTCAAATCTTTGATTAGATAGTCCAGGCTTAGCTGCCTTAACAGGTACACTAGCCATGTTAGCATCATCATCTACTGACTGTAAGCATAAGATACTGCTCAAAGTATATCTGCGATAGTAAGTCACAGCAGATCCTACTTGCTGAGGATTAAGTCCTGCAGGTAATTCCATACATGACTCTATAGACTCATTAGAATCAATGCAGATTATCTGAGTGCATACTGAATTGCCTTGAATAGGCTGTAATAATAGTAGACCATTCTCTAATAGAATAGGCTCTACTGCCTCAGTGATTGCATTGATATCACTGTATGACTTTTTAAAGTGTGGATTGGTAGCATTCTTAGCTACTTTGCCGATTGACTGCTTAGCTTTGTGTAGCTTTTGGTGCAGGGTTAGTACAGGTGCTGGTACTACAGCTTTTGTTTTTGTTTCCATGTGTATAAATTTAAATTATTTCAACAAAGATAATCAATTATTTTATATCTGCAAGGAAATTACAATAAAATATCATAAATTCATCAAAACTTCTTGCAATAAAGTATGTACCACCTGCAGCTTCTATGCTTTCCTGATACCTCTTCTGCACTTCTGACTGCCGATCCTTTCCGTATTTTATCTCAATCTTCACTGACCTACCTCTAATGGTGGCAGAAATATCTGCTGAGCCTTTAGTACCTGTGCTAGGAGTATAAGTGCCTTTCAGCTGTCTAGTGTTCTCACCTACCTGTATCTTTTTACCCTCTCTATATACTCCCATTGTATTAATTCTTTCAGCTTGAAAGCCTGAATAGGTTAAAAAGTGAATGATACATTTAGTCAGAGCATTGGCTGAGTTATCATTCCAATCAGATGCTGTTATGTATGGCATGGTAGGGTGCTTAAGTGTGAGGTAGTTAATCTCTAGGGCTTTGAGTAGTGTTTTGTTTTCTTTGTTCATTAGAATATTTTGTTTTTAATGTTAAATTTTTCTATTTCATTATAAGTTATTCTAAAATAAGTATTACCATCATACACTTTATGTAAATTATTTTTTAAAATATTTTTGTTAGCTTCAATAAAATTAAATAAAGCGTATCTATCATATATAATTCCTCTAATTAAATTATGATCATCATCTACATCAATCTGCATACCTATACATGAATTGATTGCATTATATTTAATTGCCTTTATTGTTTTAATGTATTCAGTTTCAGCACCTGTATGTCTAGTATGTCTTATAGTAATAGATTCATAATTTTTTTGAATAAAATTAATTCTCATAGCTATGCCTAAAATTAAACCTTTAGGATGCTTATATAAAATATCTGTAGAGGCTGCCTTATCAAAAATATCATTTAATTCATTTTGATTAAGTTCTAAACTATACAGCTCACCTTTAAACTGCTCTTGTATTATATCTTTATTTTTTATGAATGCTTGAGTAGCTTTTTTAAAATCTGTAGTAAAACTCATTTTATTGTTTTTTAATTTTATATCCCATGCTATCTAATCTATTTAATATAGCAGCTGCATAGGTAAAATCTTTTTCTACAGCTATAGCTACTCTGTTAGTATTTTGACAAGCTGGTATTATTATCCCCGATCCTGCAAAGATGTCAATTACTACTTTACCTGCTTTTACAATATCTAAACACCATTCAAATAACTTTATAGGCTTTTGTGTAGGATGTATTCTTTTATCACTTTTCTCTGATGCTTTTATCATACCATTCCAAGTGTGATGAAATAGTCTAGCAGAGTTAATCATATTTGACCATGCCATCTCACAATCACTATTTAAGTTAATTGCAACCCCATCTCTTTTATCCCATACTAACCAACCTGCAGAATTTTCTAATTTGTTAGCATAGTGATTAGCTCCCCAAGTAATTATATTATCTGAGTACTCTAATAAAATATCAGGATTAAATACTTCATTATCTCCCTCTATTATTTTATAGTCACCTCTTTGTGTTGAGCCATTACCTGATGGGCTTTTGTAAGATATACCATAAGGAGGATCAGTTAATATGCAATCTATATCACCTGATTCTTTTTTAATAAAATCTATATCTAAAAAACTATCAGCTACTATTAGCTTATGTTTATCATTTATTAAATATACATCATACATATTTACATTAAATTCTTTAGCTTTAATTACATTAATTTCTGACTGAGTTTTTTTATCATTGTCTTTTATTTTAGATGCAACCTGTGAAAAATGATTTATTTTATATGCCTCATTTATACTCATAGTACCTGCGTTTAACTTAGCTTTAATTTCAGGAGTAGCAGTAGCTTGTATCTTTTTAACTTTTGCTATTGTGTCGTGACCTACTGAAGCTATTTTTGCAAGTTCTTTTTTAGTATCAACCTTGTCTGATATCAGACAACCTTTACCACTTTCAGATAAATTAACCTTTGCCCTTGCACTGAATACACTTTCAAGTTCTAAGGCTAAAACACTTCTTTGATAGTTGCTTAAGTTTCTTCTACCAAACTGATTAAAGATCATCCACTCCTTAACATCCTCCTCACTATCAAAGCTCTTATCAATACTTTCATATTTAAGATCATGCTTTGTAGCTATCTCATACCTATTGTGACCATCAATGATGTAGCCATTCCAGGTGATAATAGATTCTCTTATACCCTCAGCTAAGCAGTTCTCCTCTAGTTGCTTATACTCTTCTACACTAAGTGCAGGAATTAATTTTTTAAACTCTTCTTTAATTTTCATATCTATTAATTATAATTTATATTATCCCATACATCAGGATCTCTCTGTGATTTAATCTCAAACCATCTAGCTCCATTGCTAGATCCATCTACATACTCCTTACCATTGTATTCTGCATACTTCTTACACCATTTATTGAATGTTCTGTTAGTCAGGTACTTCTTTTGGTCTGTGTACTCAGCTATAAAGTTTTCAAACATTGACACCTTATTCAATCTCTGATCAAATGCTAGATTCTTATTATCTACCCATTCAATAAAGTCTTGAGATGTCTCATTGATAAACTTTCTTAGCTCTAGATTCTTAGCTTCAGATTCTACTAAGCCATTCTCTAAGTAATAATTCAGGCAGTTAATCATGTAATGGTCAAACCTTGCCCATTCCTGCTCATCCCAATCCTCAAACAGCATAGAGCCAAACTCATCAAATGGAGTATGGTGAGTACCAAAATAACTACTCAGCTCCACCTCAAACATCCTCCTCTTAAAAGAGCCACCATCTGCTTTGATAGTGTAGTTAGTAGAGATAAGGACCTTAGGTGAGTCTTTTACAGGTAGTTTAATAGCATCCCTACCTTTGTATTCAATAGTTAAGCCCTCAGTGATTATACTAAATAAGCTCTCAAAATTAAAGTTCTTTCTTACATCATCAAATGCTAGGACCTGGCAGTCACTAGATACAGTCTGATACGGAAATGATTTATTTGAGTCAAAGGTCTTACCATCAATAGTGCTAACTTTCTTCATGTATCCAATAGCATTAATCAGAATCCCTTTGCCACTACCTCCATTAGGATTATCTGAGATAGTTTCATCATTTAGAATGATTGCTTTGTTGTTAGCTGATGTCTTATAAGAATGTAGCATATAGCCTATTACACTCTTCATAGTATCATATCTCTCTACCTCCTGCCCTGATATAAACCAAATAAAACTCCTGAACATTGACTCATGGTGATCAGCATCTATTAAATCTCTATCTATTATCTGATTATTCCAAACATATCCTTTAAGCTCTGAGTATTCATATATCTCATGGTGCTTAGCAAATACTTTGACAGCTGAATTCTTATAGTAAATCATACCATAGTCTATCCCATCCCTTTCCATCTCTACATTAGCAGTATCTATCATGCTGAGGTATTGAGGAGTAAATAGTTTAGACTTTTCAGCTACAGCATCAAAGACAGGTATCCGATTTGATTGCACCAGGTACTCCATCACTCTATCCTTTATCTGAAACTCAGAGACATGATTAATAAAGTTCTCATTCTTAGTAATAAATACAAAGGTCTTAGTATTAGCTACAGGATAGTACTTATAGTACTGTAGATTCTCTAGGAATAGCTTGAATCGGTATGGTATTATCAATACATCACCCTTAAAATCATATTTCCAAAACTCATCTACTTTAATTACCTCCTTAATAGTCTGAATCTCTGACTCTATATTCTCTTTATTGTACTCTTTAAACTCCTCAAGTATTACAGCATCAGACTTACCACTTAGAACAAAGTTAATCAGCTTATCTTTTTTCTCCTTATCCTCAAATTGCTTAGTGTTAAAGTTAGCAGTCTTTTTGTAAGCAGAATTAATCAGAGCTAGTATCTCTACAGAACTAAAATCTTTCTGCTCAAATCCTATCAGATAATTCTGACAAGTCATTCTATCCACTCCAAAATCATTGAAAGCTGCTGCTAATTTATACAGTGAGCTGTTCCTGTTCTGACTGTTATACTTCTTTTTAAACCAAGTCATTAGCTTATTAGCTATCTCATCAGTATCTAAGACCTTAATGTTAGTAATACTACCCACCTCACTAGTCTCAAATGGGATAACATCATAGTCAATTATAAAATTCTCAGCATCTAAATTAACATAGATATCAGGATCATAAGACTCAAAGCAAGCTCTAGCAATATCTTTCCCTGATTCATCTACTCCATTGAATACTGCAGATATCTGCTTAAAATATTCTTTGTATTCTTTGTCATCCTGTACTATTGGTATTTTGACTAGAGCTTTCACTCCATTGCCTGATGGTGATGTCCAGCAGGAGAAGATAGATTTGTGAGCTTTCAGTTCTACAATCAGAGCAGGTATATCCTGCACATCATCAAAGTCTAAAGTCAGTAAACCTGATGCCTTTCTTAGAGATGCATTATTTCTCTTACTGAAATCACCTCCAAAGGTAACAACAGGCAGCTGCATCTTAATGGCTTTTCTTTCCTCTTTATCAGTAGAGAATCTAAGGTCCTTACATAACTGCTCAGACTTGCCATTCTTAATCCTATCTAGGTAGAATCCTACATCCTTATTCTGATAAGGTGATACATCCTTAATTGATTTGTAAAAAGTTACTTTCATAGTATAAATAAAAAGTGAGAGTCCCTGCTTAACACAACCGCCAGGAGGAATTGCAGGGATTTATACTCTCTAATGTTTTTTATCATGGCGATTATGTTGTTTGCAAATGTAATAATTTAATTTATAATTGATACTAAAGTGCAAAAATAATTTTTTTGTGCTGTTTTGTGCTATTATTTGTGCTGTCTTAACTCCTATTGTTATTGGGCTGTAGAAGATTAGAACGAAAAAACACTTTTTTTTCCCAAAAACTGTTCACCCCCCAATATGAAAATAAATTTTTTTTTTATTAAAAATATATTGTAAATAAAAATATATATATTATAGAGTATAGGGATGTGAATTGTACTTTCGTTCTAATTCTCTACAAGTCAATATCAGTAAGGAAATTATACAGCACAAAAAAAGCTCCGAAGAGCTAATTTAATTTTTGTAATGCACTGACTAGTTCATTTATGGTCATGTAATCTTTAAAGTTACTAACTAGATCATATTCATAAGGTATCTTTAACAGTACACTAATATCATTCTGAGTCTCTTTAGCCTTTACTCTATACTTCCCCTCATAATCACATCCTTTAGATGCTGCTATAATGGGTGCTATCTCTTCTGCATAGACAGGATCTTTTAGTTTAATCCATCTTTTGTGCATTCTGATACCATAAAGAGCTGCACAGTGCTTAAGTCCAAACAGGTGAGCTGTATCTTTTAGAGTCATTTGACATTTGTGCAGTCTATACATACAATAAAATCTTTTATATACATACTGTCTTTTTCTGCTGTGAGCAGATAGATTATACTTTGCAATCTGCTCTTTAATAAATTCTACTTCGTTCATTTTTTTATTTATTTAATTTATATTCTTGTTTTAATCTCTCAAGGTATAGAACAAAGTCCATTGCCTCCTCCTGTGCGTGTTGTAACCATTCTAATGTGCTTAAATCTGTTCTTTCAAGTGTAGTATTATATTTTTTAATACCTGTCTCTGATCTTTTCTTAAAACTTTCTAAAACACTTAATACAATTTTATCATTCATACCTCTTCAATTAATAGAATTAAGTCATCATTCTTCTGTATGAGCTGCTTAACATGATCAGCATCATATGCCTCCACTATCCTGGTCACTAACTTTACAGGACCATTCCAATAATCAAAGGTCTTAAATACTACTTTATATCTCTTCATTGTCATTGTTTTTAATTGGCACATCTAAGCCGTACATCAAGTCAAACATTGCAAAATCTCTGTTAGCATTTCTCTTGCTACCCTCATAATTCTGAAAGTACCATTCTCTGAATTGTAGGTATTTTTGGTGAGTGTAATCACCATTAGCTATTTCATCCTGGACCTCTCTAGCTAGCTGTGTGAACTCAGTCATTTGATTTATTGTTTATGACTTGTAAATATCTCAGGTAAAGAGGCAGATTAAATCCACCTCTTATCTCATCTGATGTTCTCCTACTATTCCAAAATTTTATAATTGCGTTGAATGTCATAGCTTAGATTTAAGTAGGTTAAGATTTGCATCACTTAGAATAAACAGGGACATATCTCCATCATCAGTCTCTGTAGCATCATAGGTAAATGGCTCAATAGTGCCTGCTATGTATACATCACTATCATAGTCAGTAGTCCAATTAGAAATGTATTGATTGCCATTTTTGTATAGGTCTATAAAGTTCATAATATAAATTCTAAAAAAGTGAATAAAAATAAGATTGATAATGTTGCAGATATTACTATGACAAATGCCTTAGCAATAGCTATTTGCTCAGCTCCTACAGGAGTGAAATAATTAATTAGTTTTTTCATTGATTCTATTCATTTGGTTAAATAAATTCTCAATTTCCTGTAACTGCTCTTTGTTTAAAAATGTAGTTAAGGTCTGAATAATTAAATGCAGTTGATTTGTGTTTAGCTTATCCTCCTGCTGTTGTACTTCTAAATAATCTAAGATTTCATTAAATGTTTTCATGTGTAAAAGTTTTTATTGTTGATAACTATACGCCAAAGATAGTATAAAGTTTTATAACTGCAATAAAAAAGTATAATTTATATTCATTCTAAATAAGGATAAGGGCAAATAGCACCCTTAAACACATAACGAGAGTAATTTTTACTTAATAGTGAGGTCGCAATTTGCGACTGCAACCACTTAGCAGAAATACCGTCAGGTTAAAACCTTAAAACCTTTGCTATTATTAAGTTTATAGCCTTAAAAAATATTGTTTATTAGTTAAAAAACGGGACAAATCTAAAGTATTACTTTGGAATTACATTGCAAATACATAGTTAATCGGAACTATACCTATTATGTAAAGCATATCTTACAAAAGCATTGTTATTTGTAAACTTTATTTAGTGTTATGTGTAAAATAAAAAAAGCATCTGCGTGCTGGGGAGCTTACAAATGCTTTCTTTAACATGGAAACAAGTGCTAAGTTAATGTTTATATTTGAATTTCAAAAATTCTATGTAAGTTTTATTATTTATTTTATAGTGCTTTCTGCAATCCTTACACAATAGCCAATGATGGATAGTACCTCCTGCAGTTACTACCTGTTTATTATATCTCACATTATAGTTACTACATTCAGGACAGCAATACTTCTCATCTCCCTCCATTACAGCATAATGAGTAGATGGAGTAGTGTAGGAATTGAGTTTATTGAATACAGCTTCTAGGACAGTGACATCCATCTTACAATAGTCTACCATCTTATTCATTGCCTGCTGATCTTTCTTAAATACTATATCTTTCCACAGGTCTAGTCCTCCTGTATCCATCTTTTGACCTACTCCAAGATATTTTGCTATATAGTCTAATTTATTAGAGTTAAAATTAAAGTATCTTTTAGCCCATTTAAGAGTATCTATAGTCTTAGGTGAGGGCATTACATCAAGTCCATGTATTATGGCTCTTGTGCGTAACCATTTGAGGTCAAATCTATCCCCATTATGAGCTACAATTTCATCAGCTTGAGCCATAACTTTAAGGAATGCTTTAATCATTGCCTTATCTGACTGCTTTTTATCCCAAGTTAGAAAGTGTATATCATCCTCATGCTCCCATTTATAGCAGATGCAGATAATAGCTCTCTCATGAATAATATCACCTGGATTGATTGTAAGATTATATCCTGATCGCCAAAATATACCAACATTGAATGATGTCTCAATGTCAAAAAACAGTCTTTTTCTTACCATAGATGGTGTAAACTTAGAACAAATACTTTTCTCTCGCAAATTTAAAGAGATATGATAGCAGTAAGCCTATGCCTACCCCTACAAATAACAGGTTCAGATTGCCTCTAGTTCTAGGTCTTGTGGCTTTAGCCTGTGCTTTCTCAACTATCCTATCTTTGTAGATAGTTTTTATTTTAAGTTTATATTCTCGCTTCAATTCTATTTTTGTCTTAGGGACATAGACTGATTTATACTTTATAATAGTATCCTTAGTAGTTATAAACTTCTCCCAAACTATGCTATCATGAATGATAACAGGGATAGAATCTAAAGTTGTGATTCTGATAGTATCTCCTGTCTCCTCACATTTATAGCCTTTCTTAATTGCTTTATTCAAATGGTATTGTGCAGAGCAGCTGCTGAGTAGTAATATTATGGCTAAGTATCTCATCATTCTTTTATTTCAAAGTGCATCCAATCATAGTTCTTCTCTCTGCCTAGAGATATAAAACCATGCTTGTAGAAAATATCTATCATTGCCTTATACTCAGGTCTTGCAAATCTTGCAGTTTTCGATGATTCTTTGAGTAGATTTCTAGCAGGATCTAAGTCTATTGCTATCCCCCATGAGTGCATGGATAGTGCTGTACCTCCCCTCATCTTTCTATAGTTAAAGCATCCACCGAATAGGTCTATCCCTAACTCCTTAATCTTCTCGTATCCATACTCAGATAAAAGCTCATTGAATACAGCAGTAAAGTTATCAGCTACTAACTTATGGCACATCATAGTATTAACAGTGCTATCTAAGTCCCAAGCAATACGCATAGGATAAGGTAGCTTAATCTTTACTAAATATCCTGCACCTGTTACATTAGCAGTACCATATTTAGAGGTAAGTTCCCATCTAGTCATTTCAATTTGTTTAGGTCCTCTTTAACTTCTTTGGCTCTAGCAAATAATGCCTTTCCACTTTGCCATAGGTCCAAATGGTAGATTTGCTTGTATGACTCATTAATTGACATTACCTCTATACTAGATAGCACTAATGCCACTACTTTGGTAAGCATAAATGGTACACTAAAAAAAGTTAGTATGATGTCATTTAGTATGAATTTGTCTATCAAAAAGAACATAATCACAGTGATTTCATACAGTGCTAGCTTGCTGATTATAGATGACAGCTTTCTGCTAGTTATTTTCTCCCCTAACTTCTTAGCTTTCCATATACCTGTAATAGTATCAATGCATATTAATACTCCTATCATTAGCAGTATCCCACTTATTGGTAAAAAGAATGCAAAGCATATAGATATAAGAGTCAAAAGTTCTGATTGTATTGATATTAGTAATAGTGATAGTTGTGCTTTCATTCTTCTCCCTCCATTTGTAATGCTAGAATAAAAGTAAGATATCCTATTATACTAGCTCCTGCTAGCTTAAGATATAGAGCAGGCTCAAATAGTAATGATATGCCTGTTAAGTATCCTAAACTGAATACTATTATAGATAAGACTCCTGAGTGCTTCATAG